TATCGTTTCTCAATCAGCAGTATTATTCCCTGATAATCCTTTCAACATAGATGATTACATAGGAGATCCTAGAGGATATATCAGCAACATCTACCCTGATTTATACGAATATTCTAAAATCATATTTGAAAATGTAGATTCATATGATTTAAAAGATTTTGTTAGGTTAATAAAGTTTTTCGATAACGTAGTTTTTAGAATGATCAAAGACTTTGTTCCTGCAAGAGCAGTAACAGATACAGGTATAATTATAAAACCTCACCTACTAGAGCGATACCACGCCAAATCACCGGTTATGACATGGACAAGACCGGAATATAGCGGCTCTATAGATACAGCATTTATCTCCGGTTCTAATGCAGGAGCATATAAAAATATAGGTATAGGATCTTACGGGAGTTTATTTAAAAGAGAATCATCAACAAGAGCTGCAAACGTTATTCAAACACCTAGAGGAAAGTATAATCGATTTGATAAAACTCATGAGGAACCGAAATTTAACGGCGAACTTAAAAGAGCTAACATTAGAGTAACAGACGGAGAATTAAACAGAGATAATCCATTTAAGAATCTAAAATACCCTATAGTAGAGTACACAGTTCAATTTCATAAAGATCCCGCCGACGATCTATGTTACCTAAATACATCACCCCTTGATCGCTTTCCTTTAAACCCACAAGCACCATCTGCCAATACATACCCACTTCCTACACTGTTTACCAATGTATCAAACATTATAGACTTTAACATATTAAGGGACGGTACCGTAACACAGGTACTAGGAAGTAATGTAAGTTACGATTTTACAAACAACAATCAATATTCGCAATACGAAATAATAGAGGTAAATGCATTCCACCCAACTATAGTAGGTTGTGAGAATACAAGGGAGGTAATATTAGTAGTATGTGATTTAACTTTTCTTGCAGATCAACTGCCGATAACACTTACACCAGATCAAAGTTATAACTTTACAAATGCAATACAAACAAGTGTTAACGAAACATTAGAATACACTCTCGGCGGTATAACGATACCTAACCCAAGTAACCATATAATCAACTTCGACGACTACGATAATAATTCAACTATAACACTAACTGTTAAAGATATAAACGATCCTATAGGGTGTATTGTAACCGCAGATTTTATCTTTAGTAACTGTATACTTACAAGTCTCTACCCTAAGGCATTTGTAATTCAAGGAAATCCACCTTATATTACCCCTCCTTTTACTTTCGCCGGAGTAACTGAAAATACTATTTTTGAATTTAGAGTAATATGGGATAACACTAGTGTATTTATATCTAATGCCCTACCACCTTTTGATGCAAATAGATTCAGCGGATGGGTACCTTACGGAGAAAACGTAGCAATTCCTGCTACATCTCTAGAAGATATAATAGATACTAATTTCTATTCAGGAGTTAATAATGTTGTAGAACACACCGGAGCATCGCCTGATGTATACGAATATACATTTACAGGTATACAAGCCCATATTGACAACAATAGTACCCATAGTCGATTCCATAAGTTCCGTGTACAGTTCAGAGCAACATCACCAGGTAACAACTGTACAACAATCTCACAGAACCTCCACGTACTAAGCGGCACTGCTACAAACACAACTACCGAATACTATGAAATAATAGATGCATTTTATGCTCCTACTTCAGCAGGAACTAATCAACAAAATAACAGTATATGCTGTGAAAACAACAACGCACAGATCTATTTAGGTTACTATCAAACACTAGCAGCCTGTTATAACGATGCTGACGCAACTACAGGAATACCTACTCAAAAACCTTACTCTTCACCACCGACCGCTGCTGGTGAGTACGGCACTCTTGCCCCACAAGGGTACTACACTACAGGTAATAAGTATTGCCACTGGTCTTTAACTGGAGGAGGTACTAATGGATTTTGGGGGGATGTACGAAATTGTACAAATACAAATAATCAATTTTGTAATTAATAAAAGTAAAGATAGATAGATGACAGAATCAATATTTATAGCACTACATGCAAATCAAGGAGTTAATGTCCTTAACATACCTGGAAGACTACACCTAAACGTTAACCCAGTTGATATTAATAATTCAAATGAAGGGATAATAACTAGTGTAATCGTACACGTAGTAGCAGAGTCAGTAGATGGAAGCACAAATAATAGCTCCGGTCAGTTAAATATCGAATCTGTACTAGAACAGGTAGAAACAATAGAATTTAATTTTAATGAAAACCATTATACGTTAGAGATAATAAGTACAACATTTTACCCCACAGGTAATCCATTCTTCTACTTTACAATAGACCCAGTATATATAGAAGATATATACGATGCTGCTGCTTATGAAGCTAGTATAGAAAACGTAACGTTCACCCCTTACTTAGCTGACTTAGATTTTGGATTTAGCGACTCCAATCCACTATTCAGTAACGCTTCAGAACAGAGAGAATCAATACGTATAATGGAATCTAATAGATCTGATTCTACAGTAGTACCTAGTAATATTGACGCGCTATTGGATGAAAAAGCCGATAAAGCAACTGTACAAGATTCACTTTATTACGATACCGGTTGGTCAAATAGCAGGTACAAAGGTTCAAAAACATCTCCTACTGATAACGCAGGAATAGATCCAGCACTATCTGGACGAAGTTTTAAAGGAGAAGGCTTTTCAATAGAGACTACAACAGATTATATATGTCAATCCGATAATAGGTTACAGCAGGATTTTTTCCATGATGGTAACACACAGTTACCAAGGTTTACATTAGGTGATACGGCAAATGAAAACGGTATTCTAACTGGTATAGCTTCTGTAGCTATACAACAGCTTGCTGGTGGAACAGAAGGAAACCCGCAAGCTGATACTACTATAAATCATACAGAAGTAGAAGAAGGAGTTATACTACCCGGAGATCTACTAACGCTAAACCCATATGGTACAATTACTCCTGTAGAGCATATGCTAGTAGTGTCGACTGGTCCAACTCTAACCATAGTTATAAGAGATATATTTAACGCAAGAGTACCGCTAATACTAGGAGGTACCTTTCCTGATTACCAACCAGGAACTATAATACATAAAATTAGCAAGTACAATATATTTAATATAGAGCAATCAGGACAAGCTAGACTGAACAGCGTTGGAACTCAAAGAATTTATATTGAAGGAAATAATTCAATCATTAATACCAACAAAGAAGGTGTTTTAGTATCACAAAGCTTCTGCCCGGTATTTATAAACTATGTAGATTCACCTAACGGGTAAAAAAGTATAAACCGATAAAACATTAATATTAGATATTTATATAATATACAACAAATAAAACATGGGATATTTAGATAATTCAATAGTAACTGTCGATGCTATATTGACAAAAAAAGGTAGAGAACTACTTGCAAGAGGAGACGGCTCTTTTAAAATCACACAATTCGCACTTTCTGATGATGAGATTGACTATACACTATACAATCCAGACCATCCATTAGGATCAGCTTACTACGGCCAAGCAATAGAAAACTTACCATTATTAGAAGCATTTCCTGATGAAACTCAGATAATGAAATATAAACTTACTACCCTACCAAGAGGAACTGCAAAACTTCCAATACTAGATATAGGTTACACAGCTATAAGATTAAAGCAAGGAGCTTCTTTAGCAATTACCCCACAAACTCTCAACTACTTAGGTTCATCCCAAACCTTTGAAGCAGGAGGATATGTAGCAATCATTGCAGATGCTAGAGTTCTTCAAACATATAACGGTGTTGGAATTAACACACCAGAAGCTGAAAGACTTAATTCAACTACTACCCTAGGTACTAATGTATCTAAAACAGTAATAGGAACATCAATAAACATAACAGGAACTACAATCAACACTTTATTTGCAGGTCAGACTTCTCTTCAAACAACAATAACAGTGATAGGAAGAGATTCTGGAGCTAGAGTAACAGTACCATTAACGATTGTAAAAGTAAATAACTAATAAGATATGTCATTTAAAAGATTAGACCCAGAAGATATTTCTATAAGTGCAGAATCAGTAGTAGCACCACTATGGTCAACAGATACTAAGTACCTAACAACATTTCATACAGCATCAGGACAGGTAGCTGGAAATACAGGTAATTACTTTTACGAAGTATATGAAAATAACCCTGCAGGAGATGTGCCAGCAAACGTGCAGTTTGCTATAGCGTACGGAAATAAGAACGGCCTTGGCTCAGCACCCTATACATCAGGAGGACAATCAGTATCGGGAAAATCTCCTTCATCAACAATTTACGGCCAATACAGAAATTTAATATTTGGAGATGAAGAAACAGGATTTATATTCAACACAGTTGAATCAGATTCTATTTATGTAATAAGCGTAGATAGAGCAAGGTATAAAGAAAAACTGCTACCCGGTTCTTTTAATTTACGATTACAGAAAACTGATAACAGTGCACCACTTAACTTAACCGATAACAGTAAAGACTTAACGACAGTATCTTATGTAGATGCAGGAAGAGTTTACGATATAGTAGAAGGGTTTGACGGTAGTGCAACATCAGGAACAGGATATTCAACAAATAACGGAAGCTACGGAAAATTTCTACCTGATGTAGGTATTATAATCCTAAACGGAGAAGCGCTACAATCAAATTCAGGTATAAGTATAGATCATAACACTGGAGTAGACGGATCAGGAACACCAAACCTACAGCACTTTTATAACGCTATTGAATTTGGAGCTAGTAGCTCTCTTCAATCAGAAGAAACTATATCATCTAATTACGTATTTGTAAGAGTCCGAAATAGTGAATTTAACTATACTACCAATCCATCAAATATTACAAGCTCAGGAGAGTTAAGGCATAATATTATGATCAATACTCCCCAAGCATATATCACAACAGTAGGAATGTATAATGATAATAACGACTTACTAGGAGTTGCTAAACTTTCAAGACCGCTCCTTAAAGACTTTACAAAAGAAGCCCTTATTAGAATTAAACTTGATTATTAATGAATGAGTGCTTACAAAAAACTAAATCAACAAGATGCGTATATAACTACCTACACTGCCCGCAAATCGTGGATAGCAAGTGGGAGTCAATATAGGGAACTAGGTATACAGAATATCGTAGGTTTATCCGGCTCCGGAGTATATATTCCGAAAGATGCAGATATAACATATGGTGGAAATGTTTCTAATTCTGGAAGCACTGCGTACAATAAAAGACTAGTTTACGAAAGTAACCAGCACCTATACTTTAGCAGCTTCAACGATTCAGTTCTTACAACTTCGTCATCTTACGAAAACTACTTACAATCTTCTTACGAAGTAAGTGGTTCTAGGCATTTAGATAACAGGATAGCTATTTTTTCTCTTCCTAAAGAAATGTACGGAATACATATAGATCCGTTTTCTATTTCAATAACGCCAGATTTCCTAGCAGGAACAGGTGGTTCGGATGGCTTTGATAATTACGTAGTCAATAACTACAGCACCGAAGAGGGTGTGGATTCTTTTGAAACTGAAGTAAACCTCTATATTGAAAATACAGATTTTCTATTTAGTTCAACAGGTGCAACTTGTGCATTTCCAACAGAAGACTACTTAGAAGAAGAATCAACCTATGTAGATGAATCAACACCTGCAGGAGGAGAATATCTAGATAACATAGATACTACACAGAAAAACTGTAATGAGATAGTAGACGATGGAGAAGGTAGGCTATATTTTAAATACTCATCTCCTAGATACTACGTCGGTAATGTAATATATCCACACGGTCAAATAATAATAACCGATACAGTAGTAGCTATGTACTACAACCACTACTTTGACGCTGTGTTGAGATGGAAGTCTACCTTACCTATATTCACTCATAACTATCACTGTAGGATAAAAAGTGGGGAATTTAACCACACTTTGAACAGAACAGCACTAACAGGAACTGACGGACAAATTGCAGATAATATATCAGGCTCATCCTTTAATCCATATATAACTTCTATTGGACTATACAACGACAGTAACGAACTAATAGCAGTTGGTAAAATGGGACAACCGCTCCCAAAATCACCAGAAACAGATACAGTTATATTAACCAAGTTTGATATGAATTTTGGTGTTAACAGACTACCGGAAGGATATATCATACCTACAGTCGTAGAAGAAGAAGAGGATGATACACCGGTACTAGACTGTACTTATAACTTTGTAGTACAAAATGCAATATACGAAACAGGAGAAAGTGTTAGAAGAAGCTTTAAAAAACCAAGAGCAAAAGGTAAGAGAAGATTAACAGATAACGGTAGCTATAGGTTATATAGAAGAAAATACGCATTTGATCCTCTAGGGACATACCCAGCTAGCATAGAAATAGTAAAAGACTATAATAACCCAGTAGGTAACGGCTTTATTAAATTGGAAAAAGAAGAGATGAATAACTACAACAGAACTATGTGTTATACGGATATTAAAGTAGATAAGTACATATCTCCATCGGGGGTAATAACTTACGAATACGACTTCTATAACTACAACCCAGGTGAAGATGCAATAAATCCTAGCTCAACATACCCAGTCGTAAGGTATAGATCAATACCAGGTAGATCAAAACAATTCTTTAAGGATATAATAGAAGACTATTTATTAAGAAACGAACTACCTTGTGTTTTTCCAATAGTACAAGCATAGCATGATTAACAGTAAAACTAAAAAAAAAGAAAAAAAATAATGAAATAAAAAACAGTCCAGAATAAACTGGGTGAATTGCTGGGAAATCTTTAGAGCTCTAACTACCAAAGCGTAACAATGTTAGAGATTAGACAATCAGCAGCCAAGCTACAAGCCATCTTGTAGAAGGTTCAGAGACTACTGGAGGGAAAATGGGTTCCCTTAATAACCAGAATTAGCGCCCAGCAGGAGTAATCCTGATGATATAGTCCGATCTTTATGGAGACATAAAGCTAACAGTAATGAGAGCAGGCAGACAATGGGCCTAAGAAACTCTACCGCTGGAAACATAAAGAAACGCAAAGCTACCGAGTCGCACTGGATTAACACCATTACAATAAAAAAATAAAAGAATGAGTATAGTACTTAGAACAAACAAAGGATCAGCTTTGACTTATGATGAGATGGATAGAAATCAATCTCAATTTTTCTATTCAAGCTCTAAGTCCCCGGATGGTCTCAAACTGAGACTACACTACACTGGAAGTGATAACTTAGATACAACAGAAGACTACGGACCAACAAGGTACCATGAAGTATCCTTTCCCTTATTTGAATCAGAAATACCCGACTCCAATGTAGCAGGAGATAATACCCAGATACAGTTTAATGATAACGGGAATTTCGGAGCTGACTCTGTATTTGTGTTTACTGATAATAACCATTCCGTAGGTATTGGGACAACTACTCCCCTAAAGCGGTTAGACATAGTAGGAGATGGAGCAAGAGGAGGAAATATAGCACTAAGAGGTAGTGTGAATCACGAAGGAGAAATACAATCACTTGCAGGTATTGAATTTTATAATGGAAACACAGACGCAACTCTCTTAGGAAAAGTAGGTAGGTTAGAGTATATCGATAGCGATTTTGCAGATGATATATTTATACATTCAGGTGATCATAATATCAGCTCTGGATTTGTTCCAGAACCAAACGATCCAAGATCTGTTCATATATCCTTAGGAAGAACAACTCTAAGTACAACCCCAGCAAACCGCATTGGAGCGACATTTAAAAGAATAGGTAGCAGTCCTTATATAACCGTAGGAATAAACAATACAGATTCTATATTAAATTTATCAGTAGTAGGAAATAACGGTATAGGAATATCCCATACTAACACAGCTACCAACGATCATTCGAGACTTAAATCGATAAAATCAAATAACTCATACTTCCTGCAGGAAACGGCACTGGGACTAAGAAAATTGCTACCACATCAATCAATTGCTGAAGGGTTGGAAATTAGCTCTCCAAATACAAGCAATGGAGGTAATGTACTAATGGTAATAAACACCGATTCAGAAGCTAAAGAAGGATTCAATATAATTACAACCCAAAACTCTTCTGCACCTAATGCAACAGTGCTAGCTACCTTTCAAGCATCCGGTAAGGTAGGTATAGGTACTAATTTTCCTGCACATACAGGATTAACAATACAGGAACAGCTTTCTATTAAAAGTTTAACAGAATCTGACCCTCTTACAGAAATTAGTAGAACACTAGTTGCAGATTCAACCGGATTAGTTAAAGAAGTTGTTGCAGCACCAGTACCAAAAGGAGGTATTATAATGTGGTCAGGAGCTACGAATGCTATACCAGAAGGATGGAGACTTTGTAAAAATGGAGTAGGAGAGGTAAATGGTGTAACTGTACCTAATTTATCTAATAAATTTATAATAGCATCTAGTAACAGTACTGGAACTCCAACTACAACAATACTAGGTACAGGCGCAACCTCTACAGGTGGAAGTAATACACATAATCATGGAGGTAATACACAAAATACTACATTAACATTAAGTCAAATACCTGCACACGATCATATACCTGATACAATGCAAGGAAGATTTAGACACCTTACTGCATGGGTACACCCAAGCCTTGATGGAGCTACTGGAGGTTCTGGTACTAACACTAATACAATATACGGAAACTTAGTAGACGGTGTAGGAAATACAGGTACATCTTTTGATGATAACGCAGGAGGTGAAGGTGCAGAGATTATATCACAAATTGCCTTCCCAGGACCACCAAACGGAATTTCATCCATTAGCAACATGGCTATTAAATCAGAAGGAGGCAACGCTGCTCACAAACACGTTATAGATGCAGCTTCAAATATACCTCAGTTTTATGCTTTAGCATATATAATTTATGTGGGAGTGTAATAAGAATATAAAAGATATTTATAATAAAAATATATAATGGCAATACCGGGATTAACATATAGGATAGAAAAAGAAAGTTCTTTGACCCATCTTGAGATGGATAATAATTTTAGATCAGTTATCTATTCTGGTTCTATTCACGATAGTGGAACTACCCTTCACTTACATTACGATACTGCTGTAGAAGATAAAATCATAATACCCTTAGGAGCAGCATCAGCAGGATTTACTATACTAAATAATACAAACGATAATGTATTGACTGCAACAGGTCAAACAGCAACTCTACAAGGAGAATCGGGATTAAAATTTAGCTCTCCAAACAGTTTACTTACTTTAATAGGTAGAGCATCCATTGATGATGGATTCGGTAATGTTATACTAGGTGCTGGAGCAGGTGATAACCTAACCAGTGGAGATGGAGTGAAAAACGTACTAGTAGGTAGAGACTCTGGAACTATAGTAGATGGAAATAGAAACGTAGCAGTAGGGTATAGATCACTATTCAGTGCAGATGGACTTGATGATTCTGTAGCAATAGGAGAACTAGCATTTAGTACATTAATATCCGGAGCAAATAATGTAGCATTAGGACGACAAGCAGGATCAACATTAACTGCAGGTAGCGGGAATATATACATAGGAAATGGAGCTGGTCCAGTTTTCAGTAGTACACAAAGTAATAAGTTGTATATAAACAACCAAGCAAGTAATGTACCTTTAATTCTTGGAGACTTTAGTACAGGAACAGTAGTATTTAATTCTACAGTATCAGCCTCTTACTTTAGTGGTTCATATTATGGAGATGGTTCAAACTTAACAGGATTAACAGCAACATCAGAATGGGACGGTACTAGAGATGGGGATGGTGAAATAACCGGTTCCTTCACAGTATCAGGTTCAAACGTTATCGTAGACTTTACAGCAGTAGAAGCTATATCAGGCTCAATATTCTCTGGGTCGTTCTATGGAGATGGAAGTAACTTAACAGGAATAACAGCAGACTCATTTCCATACACTGGTTCAGCAAGGATATCAGGAAGTTTAAGAGTAGATGGACCTGCTCAAATAACAGGGTCATTCACAGTAAGCGGTTCAAGCCCAGAAATATACCTGAAAGGAGACACCTATATTGACGATAACATACGTATAAAAAATATAGCTGAACGTGCTTTCGGTATCGGAGTAAAAGCATTGAATGAATCTAACGCTACTGAAGGAATTGCTATAGGATTTGAATCAGGGGTAAAAGCTAGGAGTAATAGCACCCTCATTGGAAACTACACAGGGTACAATGCCGGTAATAGTTCTACATATGTAGGTCAAGGAGCTGGAGCTACGATAGCAGGGAAATACAATACAGCAATTGGTGCTAATACCCTTCAAGGACAGAACGGAAAAGGAGACAAAAATACAGCATTAGGATATGATGCAGGAAACGCTATTCTAAGCGGTAATAGGAATACCGCTATTGGATATCAATCTTTATATAACCATCCAGACGGTAACCACAATACTGCTATAGGTTATCAAGCTCTATTTTACCTAGACTCCAAGTTTGACAATAATACTGCAATAGGAAGTAATGCAGGTGAGTTAGCCAAAGGAGACGGAAATGTATTTATCGGATATAAAGCAGGACCTCAATCAACCGGTACTGTAAACCTTAACGATAAATTATATATTAACAACGAGCAATCTAATACTCCATTAATAAAAGGAGATTTTAATTTAGGCAGCGTTACTATAAACTCACAAGTAACAGCTTCTAAGTTTTTAGGAACTTATTATGGAGATGGTTCTAACCTCTCTGGATTGGAATGGGACGGTTCTCATGACGGTAATGCAAATATAACCGGATCCTTTATAGTATCAAGCTCAACAGCAGTAGTAGATTTTACTAATACAGCAGCTATATCAGGTTCTAACTTCTCAGGGAGTTTTGCTGGAGACGGTAGTAACTTAACAGGAGTAGCATCAGAATGGGACGGCTCTCACAACGGTAATGCATCGATATCAGGATCACTTATAGTATCAGGTGCATTAGATATAGCAGATACAGTAACGATATCCTCAACAGGATACCCTGGAGGACCAGGAGTAGAATTAATACACGTTAGTAAAACAGGAGTAACAGGAAATACAGTAATAAAAGTATTTGATACTACATCAACAGGGTATACTGGATTTAAAGCTGATTACTCAACATCAAATTCTTCTTTTAGTGAAAGTAGAACAGGATTTTTAATGGGAGCTTGGAATACATCTAGCTCTACGCAGATCGTAGACAAACATACCCTATCTTTAGGTGTTACAAATTCAACAGAATTTACTCTAGTAAAATCAGCTAATCAAGCTACATTAACAATAGAACCTGCAAATGGATTTTATAGTTACGATGTGAATATAATAATAACAGCATTTAAAAAACAAGTGTAAATAAAGTAGAACATGGCTAACGAACATATATTTAAGAGTGGAGTTGTAGTTTCCGGAAGTATAGAATCCACTACGGGTTTTGTAGGAGATGGAACAGGATTAACAGGAATTACTTCAACAACAGTCTGGAATGGAAAATTAGATGGAGATTCATCAATAACCGGATCACTAACTGTCTCCGGTTCTACAGCAAGAGTTGACTTTGTTGAAACTGCAGGAGTGACAGGATCTTTCTCAGGCTCGTTCAAAGGTAACGGCTCAGACTTAACCAATATAAACATTAACGGCACTACAGCATCAAACGTTGCACTTTCTGGTACGTTTACCGGTAACGGTTCTGGATTAACAGGATTAGAACCTTTTCCTTATTATGGAGATGCTAAAGTAACCGGTTCATTAACTGTCTCTAGCTCTTTAGTAGATTTTACAGACTCTATAGCTATATCAGGATCTATTTTCTCCGGTTCTTTTGTAGGAGACGGAACAGGGCTATCAGGACTAACAGCATCACCTGCTGGAACGAACCATCAGGTACAATATAATAACAATGGAGTAACAGGAGCATCTAACAACTTTAGATTTGATTCCGCTACTTTATACGTTTCACAATCAATACAAATAAGTACATCTGGAAGTGGCGCATTAAGACTAACTCAAGATTATAATAGTCCTAATATATCTCTTCTTCAAGCAAGAGGAAGTGGAGGTACTAATATGGGTTCTTTCTTATTACAAGGTAGAACACCTTACGGAACTACTAGTAACTATTTAACAGTAAGTAGTGCAGAAGTAGACGCACAACTAGCCTTAATAAAAGGCGGACGACTATCAGTAGGCGGGTATCCAACAACAACCCCAACCGCAGCACAAGGTAACCTATTTGTAAAAAGAAATACTTCTTCTAACGGTGCTTCTGCAGATACAGTAGCAACTTTTATAAATTCTGATACAGGCGCATACGGCGGCGGTGGATTTATAGATATAATAGGGAATTCAAATGATTACGCATCAGGAGGGATAAGGGTTAAAAACGGAATACATACCGACGGAGAAATATACTACGCGGCCGGATCGAGGAAGATTATTTTACATACAAATAAAAGAGGGATTAGCTTAAATAGCTCAGGACTGGAATTTAAAAATAACAATTCAACACAGCTTGTTATAGACCACGACGGTAATGTGGGGATAGGCGTAACTACACCATCACAGAAATTAGATGTACAAGGAAAAATAGCCGTTAAAGATAAGGTTTTAGTTGACGGAACCGACTTTGATATAGCTTCCTTAGAATCTACTGCAGGTCATAAAATTGCACGTGTAGATACACAAGACGGTATCTTTGATTACGGTAACGAAACCATGCACATTAACTCAGGTAAAGTAGGAATTGGTACTGCATCTCCTTCTTCTTCAGCTATACTTGATGTTTCAAGTACAACAAAAGGAGTTTTATTACCTAGAATGACTACAACACAAATAAACGCAATATCTTCTCCAGCAGAAGGTCTTACGGTATTTAATACCCTTTTAAATACTCTGTGCTTTTACAATGGTGTAACTTGGCGTAAAGTTAGTGACTCTAATATGAACCCACTTCCGTAAGATATTTAAAAGAATAGTTGTAATAGGGTAGATTATTTCATATATTTAATTAACTAAACTTTTAAACAAATGACTGATCCAACTTGGAATTATAAAGGACTACCTGTACTCGGTATAAAAAATATGCCTGAAGGAACCTATGGATTTATATACGAGGTTACACACATACCGACTGGTAAAAAATATATAGGAAAAAAAGTACTCTTTTTTGAAAGAAATAAAAAACTAGGTAAAAGAGAACTAGCTGCTTTAAGAGAAGAACGAAAAGCTAAAGGAATTGGCGGTAGAGTACCGGCTAAAAAGAAGGTTATAAAAGAATCAGATTGGCAAACATACTATGGCTCCCAAAAAGAAATACTAGAATTAGTAAGAAACGGAGAAGTAAAGCAATTCAAGAGAGATATAATTAAATATGTACAGAATAAGAAGCAATTAACTTATTTTGAAACAAAACACCTATTTATAAAAGAGGTATTAGAAACTCGTAATAACTATATAAACGATAATATCCTCGGTAAATTTTATAGAAAAGACTTTTCAGATGATAAAAATTAAAGACTTAGTAGGAATTCCATCATTACAATATCATTTAGATAATGATCTAACACTACATGAGAATGTCTACCGTTATTCTAGCGATAGCTTTATACAATTATTTAGTGAAGCAAGAGACGCTTGGAGAGACGGGTATATTCAACTCAATGAAGAAGATACTCAACTGCTAGAAGATACAGATATTGGCTTATACGGAGAGTACGAAGGACAAAAAGTACCCTTAGATCTACCAATGCAGGAAGGTTCATATGAAGAAGGTGGGGAAGATGATAGAAAACATGCCCTTTTACGAGTAGCACCTAGAAACTATGAAGATATGATTGATAAGTTACAAGACATGAACATTAACCATAACCGTCAATCAGATACAGTAATAAAAGTATATACAGATAGAATATCAGATAAAGTAATATATAATATAACTCATGATGTTTGGGTAGATAGGTTTACACTTAATGAAGCAGAATACAAAGGAAGAGAAGTTCCTTTGAATAAACCAAAAAGAGGA